AAAGGTTTCCATCTAACCTTACTTGCATCAATACATCCGGTCATCATTCCTGTCAAAAGCCGGTCTACCCCATAAATTAAAGAACGTTTACAAATATACAATAAATATTTTACTTTTCCAAATATTCTTTATGAAATTGTAAAAGATTTGGAAGATATAGTTTTAAAGCAGGTAATTTTTCACAACCAATTTGTAATGAAATTCTATTAGATTCTATAACTTCATCCACACTACCCGTCAATCTCCAAGTTAAATTAGTGCATGTGTAAAATGGATTATTTGAAAATTCATCAAATAAAGTTTGTTCTACTTCATAAACATATGAATCGGAATCGTTTGATTTTTGTATAAAATATCTAACAATGTATCCTTTGTTATATGAATTCATTTCTGGAACTGGAACATATGTTTTTACACTTCTTTTATAAATTGAAGTATCTTCTTTAAACAATCTCCCAAATGTAAGTATATCAATTGCCATAATTAAACGTAAGCTCTATATTCACCCGTTATACTAGTTTCCCACTTCATATCAGAAATGGTTTGCTCTACTTCAGTTATTTGAAATAAACCATTATCTTTGTATTTACTTGGAATACCAATTATATTAAACATATCCCCTCTTCTAAGTCCACTAATACCAACCGTTTTAAAACTATATTTTATTGGCATTGGAACACCTAAGCCTTGCTCCGTTCCATTTGAATTCTTTTTAACTCGTATCGCAAATGCATTTTGTTTAAGTACATCAAAATAAGCTTGGTCTTTTAATACAAATATTTGAAATACTTCTTTAAATTTATCTATATTTGTAATATACGAATCTTCAACACTTTTTATATTAAATAAACTACATTTTGGTAGTACATCTATTTTAGTCATATTTGTATCAAATGTACTTTTATATTCGGCCGCTATTTCTGCCTGAAGTTCCACATCCGCACCACCTTCTCCTTCAGTAAAACCTTCACCTTTGGTTTTACCACCAGCTGCTTTATATGCTTCTCTAGCTTCATCCAATACAGCTCTATATTCTGGTTCTCTAAAGTTACCAGCACCATATTTAGCAATAAAATCATTATATTGTTTTACAGCTTCTTTAAATTCTGCTCTTAATCTTTCTAATTTAGCATTTTTATCTTCATCTTCTTCTTTTGGTGTAGATTCGGATTCTTCAATATCTTTAGTATTTACATTTGTAACTTGACTCAAAAATAAATCAGTTTTTGAATTAAAAAAACTGCTAGGTCTTCCTGATAGCGATGAACCTTCGGGATTTACAAGAAAAGATAATCTATTCATAATAATTTTATTAGCCATATCCGCAGGTATTGATATGTCTAAATTATTTTCTAAAAATGGTGATTCTATTCCACTATTTGCAAATTCTTGTCTTTTTTTAGTTGCCGGTTTACCTATAAAATGCTCATCAATTACAGTTATTATTACATTTCCGGCTTTATCTTTGTCTTCAACCAATTGAAAGTTCCAAAACCCATTTACAGCGGTAGACATTGATTGTAATATATCTAATAAAATTTCACCCAAAAGTTTATTTGGTTGTGTCATTTTTTCAATAAACATATCAAAATTTACATATAAATTTTTTAAGTACCCCCAATATTTAGCATCTTCATTATATCTTGTTTTACCACTAGTATTAATATTTCCAGGTGTAGATGCATTTAATTCCGTTGATTCTACAAAAGCAATGGCCTCATCACTACCAGCCGGTCCAGCTACATTTAGTGTGGGTGGATATTGTACCGAATCTACTAATAAAGTTTCAGCGTTCATATTTATTTTATCACCAGTTTCAGAAGTATATCCTTGAACAACCTTATTTGGATTTAAAAAATAAGTACTAAAATCAGGCAATCCACCCGGTATAATTAATTTTAAGGGATTGGTTGAAAATATATAAGGAAAAGCACCTATTATAGTATTATCTATATTAATTCTAAATGGAGCTTTTTCATTACCCATTATCAAATTTAATATTTTGTTATTTGCATTTAATATATCTACTGCAAGTCCAAATCGTATATATCTGTTATGTGAAATCAGTTTATCCTTACTTATACTAATATCAACACCAGCCGATGGTTTTATTCTTATATTGTTACCTTGTCCCCAATTTAAAAACTCCTGAACTGCTTCAAATGTAGTAACATCTGCATAGTCTCCTATTTTTTTAGAAATTAATGGGTCAAAATTTATAAAATCAGTATATTTTACTTTAGATTCTAAATTTCTAACTTCCAATGTTTGTCTTTGGGGTGGTAGTGAATTAAACATATAACGAAATCTCCGTTGAACCGGTGTTAGCGTTTCATTTGCCAAAGTTGCATTATCAAAAGTTAAAGTTTTTGCAACTTCAATTATTTGTTGTTCAATTGCTGCTTTTGCTGATTTTTTTTGGATTTTATGATGCCCTTGTAAAAATGTTGGTAATGATGGAGCTCCTCTTAAATTTATAGTTATATTAAAATTTTCATTTTCTGTAACAACAGTACCTCCAACAATAAATCCTAAAAAACAATCAAATTCACCACCAGAATCCAATCTTATTTTATGTAAATGTTCGTAATTTAAACCACGTTTACAAGCTGCGTTTATTGTACTTTTAGAATCGGTTGCAGTTACAGTTGCATCATTTTGAATTGATTGAAAATACGCAGAATCAGTATTCCAACCATATTCAATATACAAACTATAACCAGGTTCCATACAATACGTTTGTAATTTTTCTAATTGTGCTAGTGTAAAACACGTTATATTAAGTGTACACTCTCTTGATATTTGGTCCTTACCCTCTTTTATACTCAATCCAGTTATTACAGGAGAAGGTCTTAAACTTCTTTCTGTTTCTTTACTACTACCAATTGTTGTTGTACCAACAAGAGCATTATTTAAATTTTTACCAATAGTTCCACTTCTAGGTGATTGATTATCAAAACTACTCCCACCATATCTACTCATTTTTGCACTAGCGTTAGCAGCTTGTTGTTCAAAAAATACACTTTGATTTTTAGGTATTGATTCTAATATCAATCCCTCATCACCATCCTTTATTACGGCACCAGATACAAGTCTTACCCATACTTGTAAATTTGATGGATTGCTAGAATCGTTTACGTTTCCATTTGGAAATGAATTTAAATCAGTTGCTCTTTTTCTAATTTTTTCAGCAATTTTTGGTTCAATATCGGATAATTGAGGATACATAACTATATGTTTGGATTAAAATTTTTTGGTATTCTAAGTACAGTTCCATCGGGTAATCCAAATACTGCATTGTGTATGTTATTAGCAGATGCAATCACCCACCATAAAGAAGAATCGTTATAAAATTGATAAGCTAATGTATCAAGTCTATCACCAGTTTCAGTTGCCACATAAATGTCAGCATCGGATAGTGGAATGTTTGGGTATATTATTGTTTTATATACACTTCTACCATCATTTGTTTTTTTTATTTGATTATTTTGGTATCTACCCATTTTTATTAATGTTAGAGTTTAGTATATTTTATGGCGTTCTTTCTGCAGGAGTACCGGTATCCATTTCATTGCTATTTTGTATAGAATTTGTAGCAGGTTTATCAGCAGGTTCGCCTGTTACCGAATCGTTAAGTACTGAATCTTCTTTTGGTTTAAATTTAGCTCCATTTGTGTTATCGGTTGTAGATGAACCAAGAGCAGTTCCTTTTTTAGTATTATCTTCTTTTTTAGTGTTGTCTAAATTTTTATCTTTACCATCTGTTTGTAATTTTGGGGGTTCTTCTACTTTTAATGTAGTTTTATATCCATATAAATTTTTGTTTTCTTTAGCTTCTGTAGATTTAGTACCATCGCTATTTGTAATTTCAGTTACAACATATACATCATCCTGTGATTCAACTAATTTAAGTGTAATTGCAACTTCTATTACTTTTGGTAATTTTGCATCTTTTGTATTTTTATTTTCAATAGTTTTACCATAAATTACACCATTTGCATAATTAGTTTTTTCTTGTCCTAATCCAATTTCCCAAGTAGAATCATCAGGAATAGTATAAGTCAATGATTCTATAAATGCAGGTTTATTTTTGTACATATTACCTAATGTAAATTTAATAAATGGTGGTATTGAATAGTTGTTTATAAATCCCTGTGAATATGTCAAAGATGATAAAAATGATAATCTTTGCCAAGCTGCTATATGTTCATAATCATTCAAAGAATACACCGTAAAATTAAATGTAACACTACGTTCAATTCCATTATATGTGTAAAATTTAAATGGATTTCCTATAAATTTATTTGGCTCCCATTCAGGTGTAAAAGTTTCACTCAATCCATTTATAGTTGCTCTAAAATTAACTGCTTTTCTTGTTTGGACAGAAAAAAACTTTAATGTAATAAAATCATAATCATCTAAAATTGTTTTATCCGCTAAATTTAATGTATTATTTACAAATTCAGATGGTGTATATACTCCTTTTTGATTTATTATATCTTTACCATTTTCAATTTTTCTTTTTTCTTGAAGAGTAAATCCTGCTATTATTTCATTACTAACGGATGTATATTTTATTTTTTCTTTTTTATTTGGTGATGTTCGTATGAATCCATCGGGTCCAAGAGTAAAATTTTGAAGTACTTCCAATGTAACTAATTTTGAACCCAAATCATTACGTTCGTATTCATCCGCATTTGTTTTATCTATTTTTTTACTATATGCATCATCCGGTAAATTAGTAGAAATTGGAGATGGTACAGGTGAACTTGCTTTTTGTTTTGGTAAAACCAGTCCTCTAAGTAATTGAGATACCGTATTAATTGGATTTGTTAATGCATTTAATAATGTGTTTGGAGTACCATTTAATTTAGAAAACAATTTAGGATATTCTTCAATTTTTCCAGTTCTAAAATCATTTAATAACCAAAGATTACTTGGTGTATATTTTTTTGGATTTATTACTCTTGCTTCTTGTGCTTGTTCAAGCGGCATTGTACCAAGATTCATTTTTCTTACAGAACTACTTTGCTGTTTATTTATAGTAAGTATTTGAGTACCATATAATACGGGTTCTGAAAATAATCGTAATGGTCTCAATCCGGTCGTTTCGGATTCTACTATTGTTTGACTATCTTTTAAAACTAAACCCGGATTTGTTCTTAATTTATTAACTAATGGAAATGATGTATATTTTAAAAATACATTAGGGGTATCTATTGTAGTTAAAGGTCTATTTTTAATATCGTATATAAATGCCGCAGTTTTTCCACCTCTTATTTGAATTGTGTTGTAACTACGAATAGGACCAGGTATATTTGTTCCATCGGATGCAACATTATCATCTTTAAAACTTTTTATTTGAGCATCAACTTCTTTTTCATATGTATCCATTTTAGAATTCATACCTAAAAAGTTTTTATTTGAAAATAATTCTAATAATGTTGGCATAATTAATATTTTTTAAGCTAATGAAGCGTTATTTCTTGTTGTTTTATCTCTTTGTTGCTTTAAATTAGATGAAACTTTAGAACCATCCATATAAACATCGTTTCTTTTTGGTACACTCATTTCTTTTCTCATTTGTTTTATTTCCTGTACCAATAGCATTACACCAACTCCCGCACCAAGTCCACTCATTCCCGCAATTTCTGCATATTTAAGTCTATCAGCTGATTCCTTTGCAATACCAGGTCCGGCTAAAACATCATCATTTTTTGAAAGATTGAGTAACCCACCCTCTTTTGTTGATATTTGAGTCCTACCTTTAGCTGGAGATATAACATCACCTGCGGTTTGTACCTGCTGTGGTGCTTCTGGCTCGCCCCCTTCCGCATCTGCACCAGAACTTAAACTTGAATACGCACCTACAATAAGTGCGGATACTGCCAAACCAGCCAATGCTACTGCCGGATTTGATAGTGCACTTACTGCAGCTAATATACCTGCTCTTCTTATACTTAATAATCTAAAAAATGCATCTTTTTGTGCCCACAATGCAGTAGCTTTTTGATATGCCCATACACTAGCCATTATAGTACCTAATGTAATAGCAATTCCTTTATGTTCTTTAGCAAATTCTACAATTTTACCAAAACCTTCTATCATCCATTTAACAGGAGTAAGTGCTGCTTCTAAGATAGGTGCCAATGATTTAAATAATGGAGCAAGTACACCACCAACTTGAGCGGCAATACCTAAAAATTGATTTTTCATTTCAGTTATTTGCCCATTTATATCTTGTTGTTTTTTAAATTCATCAACTTTTTGTTTTAAATTTTCTTTACTAATATTACTCAAATCCAATCCTGCTTTTACTGCATCATCTGCTTTTTTTCTCTCATCATCAGTTAAATGAGACATTTTTTCTTGCATATCCAACTGCTTAGTGATTTGTGCAACAGTCATACCAGCTGCATCGGCTAATACTTGTTGAGTAATCATATCCTTATCACGGAAATCACCACTTCTTTGCAATTGTTTTAATGTTTCTTCTTGTGCCTCTACTAACTTACCTTCAAATGCCAATGCTCTAGCTCTAGCAAGATTAAATTGACCACCTACAAAGGTTGCTGCTTTTAATTCACTTTCAATACCTTGTTCAAAATCAACAAGCTTTCCAGCAATTGATGCTACATCTTCTAATGTAGTACCTAATCTATGTGCTTGTATTACCTGTTGCTTTAATAGATTTATATCACCATGAAAATATTTGGAAGTTACTTCTGCACTGTTTGCCATATCATCCAAAACTTCTTTAGGTGATACACCAGCCATTTTAGACATTTCAGCAACTTGCATTTGAACACTTGCTGCTGTTTCTTGTGATAACCCACCAACTTGCTCAAATACAGCTTGTACTTTTTCAGCAGTACCACCAACCAAACCATAATTAGCATTCATTGCTGATAATGCAGCTACAGTTTCAGTTGAAAATTGAGTTATATCACCAAATACATTTTTTAATTCTTCAACAGTTTTATATACATCTTTTGCCTGTACTCCAATTCCTCTAAATTGCGATTCTACTTCATGTACCGTATGGTCTACCTCATGTAAATTATCTTTGGTAAGACCGGTATTTTTTCTAAAATCTTCAGCTGCTGCATCTAATTCTACAAAAGAGTGAACACCAGCTGCCAATGCAGCAAATCCAACAAATAACAAACTACCTGCCGCACCAGCATGCACTAAAGTTTTTGCAAAAGAAGCGGCTCCCTTTACGGAACTTTGTAAATCATCATCAATTGAATGAAATATATGTCCACTTGCATGTTGTACTTCATGCAATGCTTCGGCTTTTTTGTTTAATAAATCAGCATAATGTAATCCATCAATTGCTCTTTGTCTCTCATCCTCATGTAAATCTTTATTAGCTGCTATTATTAATGCTCGTTTATCCAAATCACTTAACAACATTTCATTCAACTCACGCTGAGCATCTGCTGCATGTTTACCTGAATGTAATATTTCTTCAGATATACTTTCATATAATTCATTCTTTTTTTCTGCTGCTTTTATTTGCTCTTCATCACCTAATTGCATTATTGCTTTTTGCTGAGCGATTGTAGCTTGGATTTCATTAAACAAATTTGACATTTTTTTAACACCACTAATTTGTTTTTGAATTTCTTCAGGCATTTCTTGAAAATGATGCACCATTGATGCCAATTCCTCACCTGCTCTTATATTAATTGCTAAATTTTTTTCCGCTTTTTTTACTAATTTTTCTGCAGCTTTTACTTTAGCATCATATGTACTTAATTGCTTTTTTGATGCTTCTAATTGTTCTTTTGTTGATTTTAATTCTTTTTTAGAAGCAGCATCTTTTTTAGATTGAAGGTCACTAAGTTTTTCCTCCAACTTTATTTGCTCTTCTAAAAGTTTAAGCTCTTTTTCTTGATAAGCATTTAACTTTTGTTTAGATGATTCTAAATTTTTTTCTAAACTATCTGCCATTTTTTAGAATTTTAATATATCTCAACACCAGCTCTTCTAAAGATATCAAGCATATCAGGGTTGTTTCTGATACGTTCACCAGCTTTATCATTTAATGCAGCCATTTGTCTATCTATACTTTGTAATTTTGGGTCATTTTTGATAATATCTTCAACCGATTTTGGTCTTTTATTGTTATCTATACCAAAAAATCTTAAAAATTTATCAAAGTTTCCTTCCGATAATCTATATTTAGCCATAATAATACTATTTTATGTTTGTTTACCTATAAATATGATATAAAAAGAAAAGTTAGGTTTTTTGATGTTATCTCTTAAACCTAACTTTGGATTGTTTTGATGAATTATTTGCGTTTTGAACTTTCTCTGATTCTTTTTTCTTTGATTCTACCAACTTATTGTAATAAAACATTCGTAGGTAGGTTGGCATTTTATATAGTTCCATCACACTAAATGCATTACCATATTGAACCATGTCAAATATTTGACTATGTAGTAGTAAACTATGATTTGGTGGAAGGCCAAAAAAAGCCAACACCCATAGAGATAGGCGCCTCCTCCACCTCCCCATTTATGTGGGTATATTCAAATTTCATATTAACATCTGGAGTTATTTTTTTAGCATAATCTCTAAATGCTCTACTATCTCTAGCAATCATATTATTTACAAATTTAGTAATAGCACCCATATCCGAATTCCCATCTACCGATTTAATCATGTATCTTAATCTAGTAGTGATATCCGATGAAACATCTTTATTTATTTTTTTAAGTGCTTCAATATCAGCATCAATTAATTTTTCATCACCATGTGTAAGTATTTTAAATATAATTTTGTTTTTTCCAATTGGCGTGATATATTCTAATTCATTTTTGTTATTAAATAATGACATATCAACCTCTTTTGTTTTAATTTTAGTTAAATCAATTGAAGTTTCAATCATATCTTCCTCTACTGAAGAATAAAAATTAAATTCATATTCAGGTCCGTAACCCAAAACTCTAGTTGCTAAAAGTATTGCATTTTTATCACCAATTGTAATATCATTTATATTAATCTTATCTACTATAATTGATTCAAACAATTTGTCTAACACTACACCCTTTTTGATTAAATTGGTAGAAGAGAGGATATCTTCCTCCTTCGCTGTCATATATTTTATTGTAATTCTACCGGATGATAAAGGATTATCTTTTGGATAAAGTTTTCCTTCAGATGGTAAATCCAACACTTCGGTTGGGAAATCATATTGCGTTTCTGCCATAACTCTATTATGTTTAATTATATATATAAATACATCAAATTTAAAAAATTAGAAATAAAAAAAGGGATAACCTTTCGGAAATCCCTTTTCTATATAAAATACAATATTATTAATATTCTAAAACTGCGTAATCATATGTTAATGTTAAAACGATATCAGCAGGGTCAGTTGCGTTAGACCAATCTAATTCTCCAAAGTTAGCGTTAGTAATAAATGCTCCATGTAAAGTCCATTGTTCAATTACATCACCAACCGGTCCTAACATTTTAATTACAACTTGCTTTTTGTAAAAATCAGCGTAGCCATCTCTACCAGTAATTGATTCATGTGATAGACGAATCCAATCCATTACCGCTTGTGCTGCTGATGGTACAATTGGGTCATATAATGTTAGAGTTATATCTTGCCATTCACCCTTACCTTTTAAATGTCTTTTAACATTTATGTGGTCCATTGTTACCTTTTCAAATGCAATTGTAGGTCTATTTGCCGCTTTTACAGTGTACGCTGCGATGTTTACATCTGCAAACGACAGTACAAAGCGGTTTTTCATTTTTGGTTCGAAATTCTGAAAGAAAATCTGTCCGTATTCTAATATCTCTGCCATATCTTATTAATATCCTTTTTAGTAATTATAAATATTGTTTTTTTGTTTTTTTATATTATGCCGTAAACGATGCTCCAGTTGGTAAGATGTTGAAATCAATTACGATGAATTCAGCAGTCTTAGCAGGTTGTAAGAAAATTTGTCCAGCTAATATGTTTCTATCAATTACATCAGGAGTGTTGTTAGATTCATCCATTACTACTCTAAATGCGTACAAACCTTGTCTTTTTTGGATATCATCTAAATAAGGATTAACAGTTGTTAAGAATTTGCCTCTTGTTATTGCTGTATTTTGTTCAAACACTAAATAACGAGATGTTGAAGCGATAAATTTCTTAACAGTTATTAATAATCTTCTTACGTTAATTCTATCCAATGCAGATGCTCTATCTTGCAATGTCTTTTGTCCAAATGCTACAATACCTTGTCCAGGGAATGCTGCGATTGGGTTTACTTTGTTTTCATATAGAGTATCTCTTTCAGAGTGTGTTAATCTATTTAATACACTAACTGCTCCAGTGATACCACCTCTATTTAAACCAGCAGGTGCAAACCATTCTGCTGCTAATCTATCGTTTTGTGCAAATACTGCGGGTAATAATACTGATGGTGGAACACTCATTAATTTATTTGTGTTACTATCAATAGTCTTAACCCAAGGGTAGTAAGTTGCTACATAGTTTGAATCTACAGAGTTAGCTTGTTCAGTTGCTTCAGTAATCGTATCCGCAGATGCGTTAAAATCAGCGATGTAGAAACAATCTTGTCTATCTTCACACATATCAATTGCCTTTGTGGTAATTGCAGGGTGTAGTCTTCTTATAATACCAGGTGTTACAACCATATTAATATCCCATTCATCAGGATTAGATACTGCGTTGATTGCTTTAGAGTATGCTACTGAACCAGATGATGTTGAAGTTGAACAATTTAATCCCTGTGTATTAGCTGCACTAATATCAGTTCCCAAATTAACAGGAATAGTTGGATTAGTACCATCAAATCCGTTTTGGAATCCTAATACAAATTGTCTTTTAACCATATCAGATGAAACCGAACCAGTCATTACATATGATAGTTGAGAATCAAATGCAAATGCTACGTTAGAACCAGTCTCAGCGTTTAGAGGAATTGGTTTTAAGTATTGTTTGTTATCCATTGATACACCAGTAGTTTCAAAATCAAATCCAGCATAATAAATTGGAGATGATGATGTATTTCCAGTTGAGTTTGTTTGATATGTTACTGCTGGAATCAAAAGAGATTCTGCATTATTTGTTGCTTTAATTGGGTTTGTATATGCAGTGTGCCCAAATGGTGCTGCTGAAATTGGATTTCCTGCACTATTAGTTGACATTTCAACTCTTATATATTTTGATTTGTTTGAGTAATCACCATATTCAGTAATTTTACCATCACTATCAATAGTCATATATCTATCACCAATTTTTCTTGCAATATAGTTTGGAGAAGCAGGGTCTAAGTTTACATTGTTATATGTTTCTAAAACTACTTTTCTCTTATCAGTATCACTATATGAACGAATTGTTACAGTAAACACAGAGTAATCAGTTGCTCCATCTTCACCAGCTGCTTTAACGTTTGAAATACCAATCTTAAATTTAGTATTATATAATGTACCATGTCCTAAAGTTACAAACTTAAATAAATCGTATCTTTGACCACTAATCAATTGAGATTGAATCATTGGTGTTTCAGCCGCTTGAGCATCAAATTTGTAATTTTGGGTTGGTAATACAACTCTACTTATTACAATATTATTTGCAACAGAACCTGTATAAAAGGATGCTTCATTTTCAAAATATGTATATGCATATGCTTTTTTACTTCCAAATGGAGATTCTCCAAAAACGTCAGAAAGGTCATTAACAGCCGTTGATAAAATAGAAGAAGATACGTTTAAATCAGCATGATTGATATAAAATGAACCATCTACCGAATCATCACTAACTACAGTTGCTCCAGTAAATCCAACACCCTCATCACCAGCTGCGGTTGAGTGTAATACACCAATTAATTTAACACCTGGTTTATTAGATGCCGAAGAACCCGATGCAAATATTGCTAAAGGTGCTACTTGTTCATACCCACCAACACCAGCTACTCTTACAATAGTTGCTGTTCCAGCTTCTCTAAGGTAATTTTGTACTGCATATTCAGTATAGTATGTTCCATCGGGTGTTCCGAAGATTTCTTCAAATTCCGATTGAGTTGTTACAATCGTTGGAATGAATGCTGGTCCTTGTTTAAAAGGTCCTATAAATGCTGCTCCGATTTCACCGATTCCTTGCGTTAAAAAGGATAAATCGTTTTCTCTTGTGAATACACCGGGTGATACAATTCTTTCTGCCATTTTTTTATCTCTAAAATTCTATGTTTGTTATTGCGTAAAAAGT